GCCATGTAAACTTCATTACTTAAATTTTGAAGTCCCTTAGCCATCTGAACCATTTTTGACTTAGGAGGCATACTAAGAACTATCCTAGGATCGTCTCTAAATACCCTAGCTACATCTGCCAAAGTACCAGTACCCTCGGCAATGTTTTTAGCAGCTGCCTCGGCCCTTACCTCTTTCATAGTGGCCCCATCAGATTCTTTTCTAATATATGAAAGTATCTTAATATCTTTTTGGCCTAGAGCTTTAAGCCTCTTAGCTAACCCTATCCTTTGGTGTCCATCAACAACAAATAATTTACCTTCTTTAGTTTCGTAAAGAATAGCAACGTTACTTTTAACTGGATCCCACTCAGTAACTCCCTCTAGTCTTTCTGTTATACCAAACTCATCACCACCACCTTTAAACTGAAAGGACTTAGCATCAACAAAGATGCTGTCTGGATCAATATATGTTGCGTCAGCGCTGGTAACGCCTAAAGCATTTTCTTTCGGGAGTGTCTTTTTTACTCTACTAGCCTCAAACTCAGCCATGCCTTCATCATTAATTTTTTGAAAGGTTTTTTGCCGTCTAACTTCTTGTTTGTCCATTAACTTGTAAGTAGCCGCTTGATCTCCACTAACCTTTGCAAGTTCTTCCTCTTCTAATGGTCGCAGTTTTTCTCTTGCCTCTTTAATTCTAGGGAGATACTTTCTAGCTATTTCGTTTTTAAGAGATTTTTCTTGGTCTGTTAGTGTAGATTTTAATTGGCTATTTGGTGTGGTTGGTAAAGCATTAAAATCTTCATTAACGACAGCCTGTATCGCCTGGTTTTGATCGTCAATATTCTTTTGTCCAGAAGGATCTGCTTCTTTTGAGTAAGGGCTTTGCGCCTCAAAATCATCTTCAATCTTAGCTTTTGTCTCAGCTGCCTTCGTGGTTAAATCATCTTCATATTCTAACCCAGACTTTTTAGCATTAACCTTATCTATTGCAGCTTTTCCTTTACGCCACTGTGATGCTGTAAGGCTAGGCACTTTAGAAGCACCTCTAATACCAAGATCTAATACAGCTCCAGCCGCAGCTGATGCCGCTACGTTATAGTAAAAATCTTCTATTGAGTATGGAAGGTCCAAACTAGCATACCAATCCATAACCTCTTCCTGCTGGACTGCTCCTGCCCCAGCATTAGCTAAAGCATTTATTGTCACCCCTCTAGCAATACTGACTCCTCTTCCTCTAGTAGCAATAACAGTTCCTACTGTTGCCGCAACGTTTGTGAGGTCTGTAAAATTAGCGACTACAGCCCCTCCAAACCCAGCGATATAATTAACCCAATCTCTTTCTTTCTTATTAAGATCATCAGAAGCAAGCAACCTCTCTAAAACCTTTTCCTTTACTCGGTCGGAGATTATAGTTCCATTTAAGTTTTTTAATTCAGCTACACTTCCGAGGACGTCTTCATTATCTTTTATGTAGTCAAATATTTTGTTTGAGCTAACATCATAAAGTTCTTGCCTGTTATACCAATCGTCTGGAGCTTGTAAGGATGCTTGTGGTAAATTTGGATCATACGCTGGATAGGGATTCATTACACTTGCATTCTTATCATCCAATGTAGGTAGGTAAAGGTTGTTAGCTGGATTACTAAATTCAACACCTGTATTGTTTTGTATTGCTTCTAGTATAGGCTCCCATTGCTCCTTAGTTGCTTGATGCTCGACATCTCTTCTACCATTAACAAAATAGCCTAAATCATACTCAATGTTATAAGCCTCAGCATTAGTGGCTACTCCCTCTTTTGCTGGCTGTGGAGGGCTAAAACTTTCTTTCTTTGTTTTTCCGAAAATTGGCATTAATATTTACCTGGATATCTTTTATTCATAATGCTATGGAGTAAAACATAATTTACATATAACATCTCTCCGCCCTTTGTTTGAAATCGACTATAAGCATCACGATCAAATCCACGAATATTACTGATTAGTCCTTCCTCTTTACCTGCACTTAAAGATGCAGTTGTGCTATTTAAAAACTGCAATCTAGCATCTTGATACTGATCTAAGGTAAATTGAGGCGCATCGTCTGTTGGTGCAAAATTATATGGATTGCCATTCCTGTCAGATAATGCCATTTGGAAATCTTCTAATGTAGCATCATCAATCATATCACTAAAAGCACTTTGTTTTATTTGAGTAGGTATTGCTAATTTTTGCCTGTTATGAGTGACGATTCCTCCATATATTTCTCTTGGACCTTTTTGCATTTGCTCAACCCCATTTACCACATTAAGTGGATCGGGAATAAACGTATACTTTTCAATCTGGCCAGAAGCCATTTGTATTGCTTGTTGGTAATCTGACTTACTAAAGGCGCTAGGATTAGACTCGTTTAATGCGTAATAGATATAGTCAGCAGTCTTTATTAATTGCTGCTTGGCCCCAGGATTATTGTTATAAGAATCACCTAATATATTATATAACGCCTCTTCTTTTGGTTTACCCATAGCATAAGTATTGGCCCCAAGTCTTTCAATCTCTTGACCCTGGTCAACCAGTGTTGTTAGTTGAGTTAAATAGTCAGGAGTCGCTTGGTTGCTTAAAGCATTTCCTGTTAAATACCCTAGCTGAGAAAATACTGCATCTTTAGGGGCTATATCAGCAAATACATCAACCGCATTATCTGGGAATTGCTCAACTAAAAATGTAGATAAAGCCACTTTTTGCCCTACTGTACCAGACTCCCAAGTATTGACTAATCCTTTTATTTCGTTGTCAGTAAACAAAGCATCGGTGATAATACCTCTATGACCTGTATAGGAACTCATATCTGCTTTTCGTTGAGAGATTTTTTGACTTAACTCATTAACATAATTTGGATCACCAAATCCATCCACATCAATAATAATATCTTCATCTCTTTCTTTATATGCAGGATGCTGTCTCATTCCTTCTACTGGAGCATCAAGATTTCTTTGAATCATTTTTACTTCCATTGCTTCTAGGTAAGAAACCCTATCTGATTCATCTTGAGTTAATCCTGCTTTAAAGTCATAGCTGTCTGTCTCATCGCGGATATATGCTGAAAAATCTTCAGAGCTTAAACTTAAAGCTTGTTTTGCATCACTTTGCTTTTGTAGTAAAAAATCTCTTCGATTATAGTTTTTATCGTTTGGATCATTAATGGTAGGAAGCTTATTAAAATCTTCAGTGCTGACTATCTCTAAGTTATCTAGTCTTTTTGAGATACCGCTATACTTAGCATCTCTACCTTCTTTACTTGCTTTATCGCCAAGCATAAGGTTTTGCATATTAGCTTTAACGGCAGTTCTAAATTCTTTTTGCCTGTTAGGCGATAGTTGTTGATAATAGTCTGAATGTCTACCTATAGTTTCGTCAACAATAAGTCCTTCCATAACTTGGTCAGTATTAAGGCCAAATGTTGAGTAGTTTTCTGATGCTGCTACCTGAGCAATCTTTTCTATCTCAGACTTCTCAAGTCTCTTGCGCAATGCGTTAAGATTTTCTACTGGCTTACCAGTTAATCTAAATTGAGTTAATGAGTTGGACAGTATTAACTCTTTGTATTCAGCTAACTCTGTCATGTCGGTAATGTTTTCTAGTGCGCTTTCCCACTGCTTTTCAGCGCCTACATAAGTTTTTTCACTAACTAACTGTTGCTCTAACTCAGCTTGTGCCGTTAATTCTTTTGTAACTGCTTTAAAATAAGTATGGCCATATGCTGCGCCTGACTTAGTGTAAGCATTAGCAACCTCTGGACTCATAGTTAGTAATACTTTTGCATTACCTTTTATACCAGAAGTAAGTCTTTCCTTAATAACATCTAAGTCTTTAAGCTTGCCAGCTTTAACATCAGCTAATACAGACTCGTTATTTGTTTGGTCAGCTAAAGCTAATTGTGTTGCTGCTTGTTGGGCGTAAGTTGTTTGAATAACTTGATTGTAAATCATGCCACCATTTTGGTAAGCTTCTATAGGATTTACGCCAGTTTGTTTTGCTTCGTTTAATTGATCTAGGGTAATAGGATTAGCAATATTAAATTCTAATGCCTGGTCTATTGCACCTTGCTTCATCACTGGCTCAAGAATAGATTGCATTTTGTCAATGGCTCTATTCATTGCATTTGCTTTATTGACGTAAGCCGCCTCACTAAATTGTAACCTAGGCGCTTGCTCGATCATTAATGAAGGTGGTCTGTATGTAGGTAATTTTGCCATTTTAGTATCCGCCAAATCCTCTTACTGGTGTAAAGTCTGGGCCTATAGTGGTATCTACAGGAGAATAATCTTCATATCCTGGAACAAAAGAATCAACCGATGATGTTGACTTATCTGATCCAAAGGCACCTCCATATTTATAAATGGTCCCAGCTGCGGTTCCAACTGAGCTTAAAAAAGCACCCATACCTGCATCTTCTGCCATTTCACCTTCTGCATTTAAAATATCAGCTTGAATCTCTCCAAAACTTTTGTATCTGTTTTTCATAATCTCTAAAGATTTCATTTCTTTTTGTGCATAAAGTAGGTTAGTGTTTTGCAGTATCATTGCTGATCCAGAGTTAGGATCTATATTACCAGCAGCAGCATTGGCAACTACTGTCGCATTGGTTCGTCTCACATTATCTAAAACATCATTAGCTTTTGTCATAGCATTTAATTCGTTAATCTCAGACTCTGACTGAACTTGTAATGCTTTAACTTGATTAAGTTTTTTTTGTGCCTTACCAGCGCTTAATGATTGAATGCCTTGTACTACTGACATTGCTGCTGATATATATGGTAATGCTGCTGCCATTTCTAGCCTCCTTGATACACCGATACTTTATATTCTAAACCCAAAAGCGTTAGCTTTAAGGGCGCATTTTGTGTTACTGTAATCTGAGCATTTTGAGTGTATCCCAATATACCATTAAGTGTTTTAATCCCAGTAAATTCAGCTACACTGCTGTCTAATAATCCTGCACCTAACGACCTAATAGGAACTAAGTTGCCATTAATTACTATATTTTGTGTTTTGTATAGTATAGCATTAACTTCTAAAATTCGCTTCTTAAAGCCTAATCTTGTCCCACCTTGTGATGCTACCTCAACTGGCATAGTTTTTATTTCTACACTAATAGGTAATCCAACCTCATAGCTAGATGTTGCTGATGAAGTAAAGGCTACTGTCCCTCCAGAAGGAACTGTTTGGTTTGACTCTACATTGCCATCAACAACAACATTGACAGTTTTATTTTCTAAATGAGTAACACTTGCGCTTGCCCCTGCTCCACCTGAAACTCCACAATCTGTTAATAAGGTATCGTCAAATACTTCTACATAATGCTTAGTAGTGCCGTCATCTACTCTAGTAGTTACGGTGTAAATATCAGTAATGTCTACGCCAACATCTATGTATGATCCTTCTGTAGTAAATTCTGATGGAGCAATAACATTTTGCGCCCTTAGCAATGAGTAAGCTGCTATAGAGCCATCATCTTCATTAACTATCAGCAATAAATCGTTTTCATCAGTAGCCACAGCACGCCTAATATCCATACGCTTAGGACCTTTAAGTAGGTGACCAGACAGTAAAGATATTTTAGAAGTAATATAAGATAAAGTAGTATCTGAATAAGCAATTTCGGACAAAGCCTTCCCTTGCCTTTGAATAAACAATGTTCCTGATTCTAGTTGTTTTACTCTTAACCCTTCTTTTGACCCATTAACTGAGGTGGTAGAAAAGAATAAGTTACTTGGAGTAATGGGAGATAGACCTTCCTGGGGAACAAAAAACTCACCACCAGTTGTAAAGACTTGTAAATCTTTACCAGATACCATATCGGTAACGGCATTAAAAGTATTAGTGTCTAAGGTAGACTCTACGGCATCATCATCTAATCCTTCTACAGCCTCGAAGCTAAAGAATAGTGAAACTTTAGACCCCCATACAGTCGATGGCCTTGATTTACTTCCGCCAAAATACAGCCTTCCTTGATGAAATACCACTGTTCTAGGCCAGCCTTTACTGGCAGACCATACATCTTCGTACCCTATTTCTAGTTCCCAATTAGCATTAGCAATTTGTGATGTATCAAAGAATGGAAACTCTGTAACAACATTCACTGTAGTAGCTGTTGTAACCTCTACAATTCTTGCTCGACCTTGTGGAGTAACATTAATGTACTGACCTACATGAGCTGCAGTAAATATAGCGTGCTGTGATGTTAGCGTAACCTTGCCAGAAACATCACTAGGTGTTAAGTGACCAGCAGCACTGGTATTAAATATACTTAAATTAAAAGCATAATTTGGAATGGAGTCAAAAGTAATAGTAGATATAGTCCATGACGTATCTGTATTCCTAACAATCTTTCTGGGCTGCATATCCTCTTGAACAACTATTAAAGTATCTGCTGATTGTGTCCAGCACATTGACCCTAAATAAGCACTAATAATTCCTGTACTTGTTTGAGTATGTACTAAAGCTTTATTCTTATACACATACATTGTGTCATTAGTAAAACACAACATATAACTGTCTGATGTAGAAAATTCAAAAGGAACTAATCGAACGCCTTGGTCAGGTGTGCCAGCTAATTCATTAATAAACTTAGTTCCAGGTCTTCGAGAAATTCCACCTTGAGGTTGGCATACAACATTTTTTGCTGTATCTAAAGCGTTGTTATAAGATTTTAAGTCAACTCTAGCTCTGACTAAAGGGTCTAATTCACCAGAGGTAAAGTTAGTTTGTATATTGACAAAGCGAGCCATCAATACCTCACATTAATAAGTGGGAAATCCTGTAGTGCATTAGTTGGTTGGCCTTGTCCATCTATATTCATAGCTTGCCTCATATAGCCACCACGACCATTTTCACCTGGAGTTCCTTGAGCCACTGTTCTCCAATAATCTGTTTTTTCTACTTGATCGGTAATAGGCATAGCTAAGTGCCATGTCAATTGATACTTCATGTTTTGTACAAAGTAATGAGGCATTTCGTATTCTTCAACAGCATATTGGTAATCAACATATACCTCTTCATAGTCTGTTAATAATTTGCCACCCATCAGTCTATAGTTTCTTTGAGGGTATGCTCCTGCCTGATTGCTTGTAAATATTGCTCTAGGCGTGCCTATCATGTCAGAAGGCAACGCATATTGGTATTTGTATTCGGTAGTTGGAGTTGTTATAAGCCTAGCTAACTTAACCTTTTTGAATGAAAAAGACCAAGGGTATGTTGCTAATGTTTTGTTTTTAATGTCTGGATATAAACTGTTACATATATTAGCTTCATCTGTTCCTTCTGTAAAAGATGATATAGGATTAGCTCCAAGCATTAACAATGCGTCAGAACAAATTGATAAGGATGTATCTCCAGAAGCCATTTACTTTCTCCAAATGTGCAAATAGGTGGGAGCCGAAACCCCCACCTT